TGTAAGTAAGCTGTTAGCGAAAGAATGCAAAGGAGTGGGAAGCTGAGAACGCTACCCATTAATTGACCTCTATTTTGCTTGACGAACCTTTTACCTTTCTTAAACGTCGCGTTAGTAGTACTCTGGATCATGCCCGCGGGATCCATTTTCGTACGTTTCGCTATCATCCTAAGAAGAAGGGTTGAGATTCGTCCATCAAAGAGGTCGGTAGCACTTTCGAGATCTCCCGAAATGTACCACTCCTTTTCATTTGGCTTGAAGGACTTTCCGATTTTTTCGAACCATTCATTTACGTCACCGCCAAAAATCGAGCATTTGAGCTTCCTGAACTGAGCTCCTAACCACTTATTGATCCAGTTGTACTTAACATTTTCAACTGAGTCTTTTGTGATTACTCGAATTTTGCCACCTGTGTAGATCGCTACAGGTTTAACGTATTTGAATACTCTTTTTCCGGGAAAAAGTAAGGCGAATCGCTTACCACCTTCCATCTTCGATCTCTCTAAACAAGAGGACTCGGGAGATGGTTCAACCATTCTGTAATCGTCCATTTCATCCTTACCGAGATTCATAAGAATCTCGAGTATTCGGGACGAAATTGCGCATGCCCGTAGATCAACGGGTTTCAGAATTGGTTGTTTGGTAACGCGATCATAAAAGCTTTGCATGGATTTCTCCAACTTGCGCCATGGAACAGGACACCAGACTTTTCTAGCTAAGTACATGCTAAATATCTGACGTGCCTCATCCTCGGCGAGAAATCCGCAATCGCGTTTATTGATTGAGCCAAACTTTTCCTCCATAAAAGAGTCGAAGTCATCCTTGTTGAAGACTTCGAGTTCAAAAACATCGGAAAATCCACTTAAGAATTTGAAGTTGCCGTAAAGGACTTCCAATGCGTGAATCTCTTTCTTATCGAGATTATCAAGAATTTCAAAATCTCGTTCCTCAGATCGGAGGAACAATTCTTTGAGATCCCTACATTCACGCATTAGATTAACTGCACGACTCCAGTGACCGGGTATTGTACACCTACTGACGAGAGTAGTTGAATTCGCCTCTTCGTATCGTTCAACGATAGAGACGTATTCTTCTTGATTAAGATACTCGTCAATTCTCTCTTTTGCTTCCCGCAAATTATCTATCTTCGGAAAATGAGATAGATAATCTTCGACTGTCATTGTGTTCATGACATCGATACGCCACGAAAGATCTCTTAAATTATTGATCAATTTCGTGTCGAGTTCTTCTGTATAAATGAAGTTCTCGAAGGCAGCGAAGAGAGGTGTGTGTAATACCCGTACCGGAGCTTTGTAGCCCTCTGGTAACGACGAACAACAAACCGGACTATCTTCGTCAGATTCTATGAGTGATTCTGAACTCCCTTGTATTCCCGATGTATTCGCGTTAGCAACATCTTTAACGTCCTCGGAAAACCGTACACGTTGGGAAGGGAGGTCATCATTCCACCAAGAATTCGATGACGGCGGAGAAACCGTTTGTTTGGAACAAAACCCCTTCTGATACTCCAAGTCAGAAGGTAAAAAAAAATTAGAAACTTTGGACTTCTTGTCCTCCAAAATTTCCTCGTGGAAAACGAATTGCTTCATGAGACGTCTGACCTTATAGTCATTGAGGTCGACTTCATGTTTTTTAGCAAATCGTTTTCCAGGCTGGGCAGCTGCCGAACGGCCAAGCAGCTGAGATTTTCGAACTATTTTCCTAAGCGTTCCAGCAAACGCAAAAGTTCGAGAGCTCATACACGTGTTATACAATGAAAGAAAGTTTATAACGCTAGTATGTCTAGTCGGGTTGGTTCTTGTGGATAGCGAGTTTCTCCTTACGGAGGCCTCTACCGCTGCGTCAAGAGTCTAGGATATTCAGATCAGCATCTTGTCGGATTCGTTCCCGAATCACACAGATGCGTTCTTAACCTAGCCGAGTTTAATCTCGTTAGATACGCAGACGTTATGCCCATTGGAGGCACAACATGGGGCTCGAAGCCCATTCCACCGATACCCCTTAGGATATCAGATGCCATTTAAGGCACCAACTGGTCTACCCGACCGTGAC